CTACTCTCCTCTGCAACAGGCAAAGTATACGCTAAGCTTACTAAAATCATTTTTAGTAGGCTCATGGAAACCAAGAAGTTCGGCAGGGGTAAGGCGGCGACGCGTTGCCCCATTTTCTTGCGCTGTTCCATTTGTCAGGAAGAATTGTTGGTCGAAAATTTTTATATACTTAACCGCGCGAAAGGTGGGAAGAAAGATATTCTTGGAAATCAACGAGCAAGTCGTTGCAAGGAATGTCAGCGGCAATTATATTTGAAAATCGATCAGCGCTTGAAGCTTTATTACGCAGCGAAAGGAAGGGCTGCTCAACGTGGTATAACTTTTTCCATAACTCCCGAAGATATTGTTATTCCTGAATGCTGTCCTGTTCTTGGAATGAAACTCATTCCCAAGGTTGGAGGGGGCTCTCTGTCGTCTCGCGTAAATCCAGACGCTCCCACCATTGACAGGATTGACAACGACCGCGGCTACGAACCGGGAAATATTGCCGTAATCTCCCTTCGTGCTAATGTGCTGAAGTCCAACGGTACAGCCTCAGAATTTGAACAGGTCGTAAAGTACATGAAAAGTCACGGCTTGTAACCATTACCACTAATCACTTATGACACAAGAACATCCCCTCACTCCACCTCTGGAGCTGATTCAGAAATGGTCAGAACAGTTTGAAGCAGGGAGATCACTCTATACAATGTTTGAAGATATTTACAGAGCAGGAGCAGACGCTGAGCTGGAGGCGTGTCTTGAGCGCATTCTCAACACTTGCGATGCTGATGCCCTCCGCGCCGCCCGCCGCCCAAAGCAGCCGAGCCTGAAGGAGCAGGCTCTAACTGAGTTTGATTCTTTACTTGGAGACTCTGAACATGAAGGAGCGGCCATCATCCTTCGTGCCCTTGAACAACTCCCCGACAACGAGTAGTCGCTTCCACTTCTATGTCTGCTCAACCACGGATCTTTACAGTTGACGAACTTGATGAGTTCTGCCTTTGGTGGTGGGGCTCAGACAATGATGAGCGTACAGTCACTGATGTAATCGAAAGCGGAAGTATGAGTGCGTTTGCTGAAGCTTGCATTGCCCGCTGGGGCAACCATCCGGGATTTCCAGATAGTTCAACTCAGCCCTTTTAGGCACCTTCTTTTCTATGTCTGAACACAACTGGCTAGAACCGATTGATCGCCGCATCAAACAAGTAAAGGAAGAGACAGAAGCCATCAAAAAGGAAACTGCTGCATTGGCTGCTCTCCATCGTCTTTACGATGAAAACGGCAATGCCATGAAACGTCTTGCTGACTCGTAACCAGCTTCTTTTCCATGCTTGACAATCAAGATTAATCCTGGTACATTGGCTGGTCTTTTCTAATGACCATGACCACTCTCTCTCAACTCTGGAGCGCCTTCATGGAAGAGCGCTCCATTTCTTTATGCGCAACTAGCCTCACTTCTGACTACAGGCAAGTAGAAAAATGGCTTGCACGTTGTCCCATCCAAAATATTAACGATGCACGCAAAATAATGATTTGGACCTTAGGGGAAAAGCCAGTGCTTTCTTCTCGCCGTGTGGCAATGTACGTGAAGACAATGTATCGCTGGGCGGCTCAAGAAGACGTAAATATCATTGACAAGAATCCATTGGCAAGTTTTAAAATGCCAAAAGCCCCTCAGCGGGATGAAGAAATTGTTGTTATTCCTAGGAATGAAACAGGACTGGTATTGGCCGCATTAGAAGCAAAGCATACTTATCGCAATGTTAATTGGTCGATTTATACAGAATTTATGCTGCAAACTGCAATGCGCACTGGCGAGGTGAGGGCATTGAAATGGGCTGATATCAAAGACAATAAGATTCTCGTTCATTCAAACTATACACTCACTCACGGACTAAAGAATAGCACCAAGACCAATAAGCGTCGTTGGGTGCCTTTGAATAGTCGCTGCCAAGAAATGCTTGCCGAGTTACCGCAAAATAATGAATATATTTTCCCGTGGGATAGGCTTGCTTTTCAAAGTTACTTTAGGAAAAAGCTCATGCCCTTGCATGAAGGAGAAATAATCTCTCATTTGTATCGTCCGTATGACTGTCGTCATACAGCCATTAGCCGCTGGATTGAAGCTGGTATTCCCGTACCGCAAGTGGCACTATGGGCGGGCAATACAAGTGAGATTATTTTCAAACATTACTGTAATACGACCAAGGAATACGAAATACCCGTACTTTGATCAAGCTTATCATCGTCTAAACTAACAAAGACCATTCTTTTTAACCATGGCAATCACTTACCAATGGGGCGTTGCAAATCTCGAACGCCACCTTGCTGATGGAATCGTGTACACGGTTCACTATACAATTTCGGCTGATGATGGCACGTATGCCAGTTCGGCATATGGTAGTCTTGGCCTCGAGGCTCCTGACCCGGATAATGAAATCCCTTATGCACAACTCACGCCTGAAATCGTCACTGGTTGGGTGAAGGAAAAGTTTGGGGCTGAGAAAGTGGGAGAAATCGAGGCGGCTTTGGCCGATCAGATTTCTCAGCAGCGCACTCCTACCACGGGCAACGGCCTGCCCTGGAATAGCTAAGCTTTTGTTTTCATCGTCTTTCCATGGCGGCAAAATCAAAGATTGGCATTAGCGGGCAAAAGCTGTTCACGCCTGGCAAGCCTAAAAAATCTTGCCAAGGTAATGGCAAAAATAGCAAGGCCAGCCACGGACGCAAACTCCGCAGGGGACAAGGCAAATAAGCAAAGGGCCGAAAGGCCCTTTCTTTTTGCGCGTACAATAAAAGAAAGACATTATTCTCATGGGACAAGTAATTAGAGGCGGTGAACAGTTTGAAACTCATATTGAGGCAGATTATCGAGGAAAGATTTTACAAAAAGGCCCCGATAGTGGCAGCGTAGATGCCTTCGGCAGACAGCGCACGAGTGCTCCCTATACGCTTTTTGATAGCACAATGCGCTACGACAAGCGTCCTGATCAATGGTTCGACAGCATTGTTGGCAGTGGCACTTCTACATTCCTGACGCATCAAAGCAGTGTGGCAATGAGCACCACCACTGCATCAGGAGATACCGTTCTTCGTCGTACCAAACAAAACTTCCCGTATCAGGCGGGCAAAAGCATGATGCTTTTGCAAAGCTTTGTAGGGGCTCCGCTTGCTTCTGGCCTCATTCAGGAAGTGGGAATTTTCAATGATCAGAATGGCGTGATGCTGCGTGCTAGCGGCACCAGCGTACAGTTCGTCATTAGAAGCTACGCTTCTGGCGCCATCAATGAAGACGTGGTAAATCAAAGCAATTGGAACATTGATACGCTTGATTCTCTTGATTTTACTAAAGCGCAAATTTTTACCGCTGATCTGGAATGGCTAGGAGCAGGACGTGTTAGATGTGGTTTTGTTATTGCTGGGGAGATAGTTTATTGCCATGAGTTTGAGCATTTCAACGCATTGGATAGCGTCTATATGACAACGGCTATTTTGCCATTGTCCTATCGCATTCATAATGCTTCTGCTCAAGCTTCTTCAGCAACAATGAAGCATGTGTGTTGCAGCTTATTGAGTGAAGGCGGCTATGAGCCAGACGGTGCCATTTATTCAGTGGGGCTTGATCTTTCAACAGTGCCCAACACTTCTGGAGAACGCATTACTGCTGGTATTCGAATGGCCAGCGGTCGCACTGGTAATGTCATTCTTCCCGTGAGGATTTCTACAACCACCGCCTCTAGTGACGTAGTGTTATGGCGACTACGGTTGAACCCTACCCTTTCTGGCGTTACTTGGAGCGCAGCGAACAATGGTAGGGGCAATGTAGAAGTGACGACAAGCGGCACTGCCACGGGAGGCACTGTAATTGATTCGGGATTTGTCAGTCAAGGCAGCGCTAATAACTATGCAGTGGCGGAAGCCATTCGCTTAGCGCTTGGGCAAAACGCTTCTGGCCTTAGCGACACTTTGATTCTTACTGTAGACAGCAGCTTAAGCGCTAAAGCTTTAGGCATGATTGGCTGGGTGGAAGTGGTTTGACCATCTAAGCTAGGGGCTCCTGTCTTTCCTTCCATGGATGCCTTTAAGGACCAGTGGTACAAGCAGCAAGTGGATCACATCTCTGAGGCTCTTCAAGAGCTGCTCACGGACGATGATCCGGCTGTTGCCATTAAGGGACTAAGCGAAGCTATTAGCGAGTGGGAAGACTACCACGAAAAGGAGCTTACTAAGTGGAAGCGCCTTAGGGCGCTTCTTGGTCTGGGAGCTGGTACGTAATCCTCATCTCTCCTCCCAGGGCTTTTACGGCCTCGCTAGTGCCCGCTGGTGAGGCCTTTTCAATGAGAACAGACGGGACGATGGCATTAGGAAGGGGCGTGACTTTGGCATCAGGAAATAGTTCGTGAGCCTTTTCAGCAAGAGCGTTTGCTTTTGTTTCCCGCTCGTCTTCTTCCCATCGTTTAACCAGCGTGATTGCCTGCTGATCAATTTTCTTTATTACTGCTTTGGTTTTCCATTCTGACCAATCAGGGCGGCAATAAGCCATGAGCATTTTGAACCATGGCTTCAATGCAAGAGAAGGCCGCCTTGAGGCGGCCCATAAGGCTAGTTCATAGCAGAGAGCATTAAACCAAGACTGCCAAGTCATTTGCTATTTGCGAATGGCGAATAATTAGCCTTCTTGAAAAACTGAAATGTACACTGTGCCAGTTTTAGTCAGAGGAAGAATCTTGTCGCGCAAGTCGATATTATGACAACGCACGCAACCATGAGTGGGGACAAGAGGCTGCTTTGGAGCCCATGCTCCAGGCCAGCCATTTGCGCTTCCACCACCGTGGGTCATAATTCCTGCCCTGCCACTACCAGCTTCTTGATTTTCTAGTTCGACCATGTCGAAGCTATACCAGCCGTAGGCCATAAGAGTGCGATCATATGCAGGCTTGTCGCCCACTCGCTCATAGTCTTTATAAATAGCGCCAATCTTGTAAATCCCAGGCGGCGTGTCTGAATTTGTGATTTTCCATTCAAAATCACTGTATTGCCCACGAGCGAGACACGGGATTTCCCACAAAAGCTTTCCTTCAAACGAGAAGGCTTTCATGGTTTCCACTGCATCGTTCACAATTAAATGTGAATCGCCTTTCTTAAAGCCAAAATCTTGCGGACGTTTTTTAGGGCCAATCATAGTAAAAGCAGTGCTCTCAGGGGCATATTCCTTCATGAGCTTAGACAATTTTGCAGGATAATCTGGATCAGTGGCATACGATTGCTCCTTGAGCATTCGCGCTGCTGCATAGCGATTTGGAGCATTATTAATGCCCTTGAAATGGCGATAGTCTTTATACCAACGAGTGATTAAATATTCAATGCAAGCAG